GTTATATAGAGATAAAATATGTTATACATTCAAAAAGGACAACAAAATACATTGGTGATGAATATCAGCAATAATACAACAACATCTTTTACAACATATAGTTTAGTATTTACACATATAATGTCAAAGGAAGTTAAGACGTATGTTATTGATACCACCAATCCACAAGAATATGGACAGAATATTCGTTACTGTGAAATTGTATTGAACCTTCAAAACGCCGGTGAAGACTTAAATTATGAAGGAGAATATCAATTGAATATCTATGGTAACGGAACAGATTTGGTATTTACGGGTATTGCTATATTAGAAGGTACACAAGAAGAACCATTCTTTACACAATATATTTCTCCAAATGAAGAGAATGAAAATTACATTTATATACAAGATTAAAACTTATGAGTGAAGAAATAAAAAAATCAGAATTTAAAAAGATAAGTTTCGACAAGGCATCCATTCCAGTTTTTAGTGAAGTGTTGCAAAGAAGCCCGTGGGTTTATTATGGAGAAAACAATCTTTTACCACAATATTTTATAGGATTATATGATAATTGTGCAATACATAAAGCTATTGTTACCTCAAAGGTAAACCAAATTATGGGTGATGGTATTGTATCATTAAACAATCCAATGGCTTCAATCAATCTAATCAATCCAAAAGAGAACGTTGCAGATGTAATGAGAAAGTGTGTTTTGGATTTTATGATGTTTGGTGGATTTAGTTTAAATGTGATTTGGACAAAAGATAAGAAACAAATTGCTGAAATTTATCATATTGACTTTAGTAGAGTTAGAAGTGCAAAATTAGATGAACATGATGAGATTGAAACTTATTTCTATTCTGCTGATTGGTCACAACTTAAAAAATTCCCACCTGAAGAATATGATGCTTTCAATCAAGAAAAGGGTGGTTCACAAATTTATTATTTTAAATCATATCAACCATCATTAACTTACTATCCAATTCCTGACTGGTCTGCCGGTCAACGTGCAATTGAAATTGATATTGAAGCTAAGAACTTCCATATGAATAACTTACGTAAAGGAATGGTTCCATCACTTTGGATTAACTATAATAATGGTATACCTGGTGAAGAAGAACAAAGAACATTGGTTCGTGCTTTGGAATCACAATATGGTGGAACTGATAACGCTGGTCAAGCAATTATTTCATTCAATGAGAGTCAGGAACAATCACCTGTTATTACACAAATTCCTCGTAATGATAATGATAACTATTATGCCGCTTTAAATGATGATATTACTCGTTCTATTCTGTCTGCACACAGAGTTTCTAGTGCTGAATTATTCGGAATTGCTACCGCTGGTAAATTGGGTGGTGGTCAAGAAATTACAGAACATTCTGAATATTTCCGTAAAATGGTAATTATGCCATATCAACAAACAATTCTTCCAACATTTGATAAATTGGTTTCATTGAAATTTGGTCAACCAACAACATTTGAAATTAAACCATTATCATTATTCTTAACTGGTGATATTTCAGAAAATCCAACAGTTGTTGATAAACCAGTAACTTCAATTGAAGCTGAATCAGAGGGACCTTCAATCAATGAAAATATAAAAGGATTAAAAGGTAGAGAATGGCAATCAATGATGAGAATTGTAAGAGAATATAATAAAGAAAAAATAACAAGACAACAAGCTATGCAAATGTTGATGAGTGGATATGGTCTATCTCAGGAAGAATGTGTTGCGTGGTTAGGAGAAGAAGAATAAAATATAACAATTATACTATGGGTGTTTTACTAATATCAGAAACCAAACTTAAAGCGTTTACCAATATCAATAAAAATGTTGATATGGATGTTTTAAAATCAGAGGTTCAAATAGCACAAGATATAGATTTACAAACAATTTTGGGAACAAAATTCTATAACCATTTATTATCACAAGTATCAGCAACAGGTAATACTTTTAATGCAGATGAAAAGACTTTAGTAGATGATTATGTTCAACCATTTTTAATTCAAACTGCATACTTCAATGCAATGCCAGGAATTATGTACAGAACAATGAATAGAGGTATTGTTGAAGGTACAATGGAGAACGCAGCATCGGTTGACATTAACACAATGAAATACCTACGTTCAATTCAAAAACAACGTGCAGACTTTTATATGACACGTTTGCAAGACTATCTATTGATTGGTAAAGGACAAAACAAATTCCCTGATTACACATCTCAATCTACAATTGATGGTATGATTCCAGACCGTGCACAAAAGTACAACAATGGTATATTCCTTGCACATACTTCACGTAAAGGATATAATATGCAAAATTTAAATAAAAGAGGAATATCAACATATTCTGAATTGGAACACGAGAATCCTCCTTGTCAAGATTGCTACTAATATGAGTACAGAAATATTATTACTAATATCAAATGCATTAACAGGTATCGCAGCATTCTTTGTTGGTAAAAGACGTAGTGATGCTGAGACTGATAATCAGGTTTTAAGAAACCTTGAACTATCGATTGGTATCTATGTTAAGATTATTGAAGACCTTAAAACAGAAATACACGAATTAAATATAAAGGTTCAAGACCTTGAGAAAAGAGTTGAAGAACTTATGAGAGAGAATAAAAAACTTAAAAGACACAACGGATTATGATAGAAATAATGTTACCACGACCTACCGAAGATGAATTAAATCTCGGTGCTAAATCTGATTACTTTCAAAGAATTATTGATGGTGATTGGGCAAAAAAATGTAAAATAACAAATGATGAATTATCATTTTGGATTCATCACAATTACCAGTCAGTATTTCTTCTTGATGAAGAACTGTCATTATCACAAGTAAAAAAATTAAAATAATGGAATTAAATCAATTTGTATCAACATTAAAACAATCATTTGAACAAGCTGTTGTGTGGCATCACCAAACAACATCATTTTCAGAACATAAAGCATTAAATAATTATTATGACGAGATTGTACCATTACTTGATGGACTTATTGAATCAGTTCAAGGAATCTATCCACGAATTGGTTCTTACACTTTGGTTGACCCTGTTGATTGGAGTGATGGTGTTTCCACAACTTATTTTAAGGGGTTGTATGATTATGTTCAAAAACATCGTACAATGGTTTATCAAGAGACTTGGATTCAAAATCAAATAGATGAAATTGCACAGTTAATTGCAGAAACATTATATCAATTAAGTTTAAAATAAAATATTATGAGAATTGACCAACTAATTAAAATTAGAAAAGAATTGTTTGAGGTTAAAAAACCATCTGTAAATCCAGTTGCTAAAGAACCAATAAATTTGGCTTCTTATCCTTGGGATGAATGTATTGCAGACCAATTAGATAGAGGTTATTCAGAAGAATCTGCAAATAACATCTGTGGATGGATTAAAGCAAACTATCAGGAAATGGCTGCTGAAGATGGTTTGGAGAACGCTTGTTGGCCAGGTTATGTTGCAATTGGAACAAAAGAATTGGATGGTAGAACCGTTCCAAATTGTGTACCTGAAGAAAAGATGAGTATAGTTAAAGAAGGATTCCCTATTCCATCACCTGAAAGTGGTGAAGATGAACAAAAGTATATCAGTAGATGTATTAGTAAAATAATTGACGAATATGGACAGGAACAAGCCGCTGCGATATGTTATTCCAAATGGGGAGAGAAGTAGTCTTAAATCAAAAGTATTTGAGATTTACGTGTACTTTTGTTTAGTGTGGGTTCACCTAGCATTAGCATTTGACATATATATGATTATAAAACACTTCAACGAGTTATAACAAAAAACCCTGATGATAAAATCTTCAGGGTTTCTTATGCTTTCTATTTATTATAAATGGTGGAGGTCGTCAGAGATGGCAAATCATAGAATATATAGAATAAAAAAGACTCCCTCCACCAATATTAAATATATAGAATTTTTTTGAAATTTCAAAATAAAAGCAAAAAAAAAAGGAGACCAACACCAGGGTCTCCAATTTTCTATGGAACAATCACTAATTAAACTTGTTCTTCAAACTTACTTTGAATATGTTCATCAATTTTAGAAATTCTATCAGCAATCTCCTTACTATAGCCATTCTGACAATAGTCTACGATTACGTTAGTAATACCTAAAATCTCCTTAAGGGTTAATGGGGTACCAATAGTTCTTTGGTAGTCCTGTACGAATTTAAGACTTGATTGTCTAACAATTGAGTCTTGAGTTGTGTTTTGATTTGCCATTTTGTATATTTGTTTTGTTTTTATAAATCTACGGAAAATAATTGATAAAAAAAAATATATTACGAAATTTTTTTCTTTTGAGAAATTTTCCTATATTTATCATTATAAGTCGCATCTCACATTATAACGACATTAAAGATTTTGAGGGTAGTCAAAGAAAGCTGAGGTGAGATGCAGTGAGTATTTGATTACCCTTGTTTTTTAAATTAAATAAAATGGCAAAGCGTTTTACAGACAACGAAAAATGGCAGGATAGCTGGTTTACTGACCTAACAAATGACCAGAAAATAATTTGGATTTATCTACTAGACCATTGCGACAATGCTGGTCTTTGGAAGATAAATATAAAAAACCTCAACTTCTTTTGTTCTACGAACATCTCCGTTGAGGAGTTATTTACTATTTTTAGTAAAAGAATAACTCAAATTGGTGCAGATATTTGTTTAATTAACAAATTTTGTATATTCCAATATGGTCCAGATTTTCTTCATAGTAAAAATAAAGCAGTAGAAGCAGCAATTAACAAGTTAATTCAAGTTGGAGTTGTTAAAAAACATATGGGTATCAATACCATATCTATACCCTATCAATACCCTATCGATACCTCCAAAGAAAAAGAAGAAGAGAAAGAACAAGAAAAGGTTGAAGATAAATTTCAATTAAAAGAAAAAATTGAAGAACAATTAAAAAGAAAAAGTAAAAGTATAGTAGAAGATATATTTGGAACTAAATAAAACTAATATGAAACTAATACAAACTGGCCAGTGGTTCTGGCGTGAAGGAGAAATTTCTTATAAATCTTTCCAACTTATGAAAAAAGAAGAAAGACTGGAACATATAAACTTTCTCTCAACTTTGAAAAAGGAAGAATTATCTACCAACGATTTAACCATAATAAGAATATATAAACCAGTAATACTGGAAGAAAAAAGAATTACTAAATTTTTAGAACTATGAAAATATTAGAAATGAATGATAATGATAAATTTGATATAGATTTATCTCAAATTGAAGCAAAGATAAATGATACCAATTTGTTTACTCCTGCGGAGAAACCTACGGTAGATGCAGTAAATAAGTTTATCTCAACGAAGCACGAGTTTAAGAACCAACCTTCAACCTTAACTACTGGTAACTTTTATGTTGAATATAAGATGCTAGTAAAAGGTAAAGAACACTATAGTGGAATTGCAACTACTCAAGCAGGGTTGCAAACCTATTCGGTTGGAGAATTATTATTTAGCTTCCCAACAGAATTTATATATTGGGTTTATCAAAATAGAAAGAAATTAGGTATTGTGGATGCAGATAAAAATGATACAGATTATATTGCATCCGGTATGTTAATACCAATTGAAACGATAATTGGATTATATTCAAAGTATAGAACGCAGAAAGTATTTCACAAATTAAAATAATTTACGTATATTTAATATATAACGGTTACTCAAGTAACGGTTTGTCCCAACACCAGGTTAGCTTCCATTTTCCTGCGATGTTGGGATTTTCGTTTAAACCAAAGTATTTATTTAATGAAGCAATGTACAAAGTGTAAAGTTGAGAAAGAATTAGACCAATTCCAAAAGTATTGGCATTCAACTCAACAGAAGGAAAGAATAAGAGGAGAGTGTACAGAATGTCTTTATAAACAAAGAAACGAAAGAAAACGTTTAAAACAAAAAGAAACTGAATTGATACAAGTATCCATCCGAACAGAGATAATCCAACCAGTGGTCCCAGAATTAGAAATAGAGGTATCTATTGATTACTCCGATAATCCTGATTACAAACAATGTATTAAATGTAAAGAATATAAAACCAAAGATAAATTTTATAAAGATGGAAGAGATTCTAGATTTAATAGATGTAAAATTTGTATTAAAAAGAAAGATGATGCGGATAGAGAAAAAGAACTTATTGAAAATGGTGGTAGTCTTTTAATTTCTCCAAAACCAAATACTTATAAAGATAAATACCAAAAGGAATTGGTGTTTCAATTCTTACCATTATGTGGATGGATATTTAATGAGGAAAAACAAATATGGTGGAAACCCGGTTTAAAAGATGAAAATGGAAAATTTTTTAATCTGAAACCTAAAAAAAGAAAAACACCACCTAGATTAAATATCAAAAGAAAACCAAAGTATAATAATGAAGAAATTATTGAAATGAAAAGATTAAAAGATAATGGTGAATCACTTAAATCAATTGCCGATAAATTCAATTGTACTTTACCAACCATATATAAATATATACGATATGAGACAGAAGGATAAGAATATAGAAATTAAAGTTGGTGAACTGGAGATACCTGTTGACTATTTTTCATTTTCAAAAGAAGATAAAGATGCTTTATGCATTCAAGTAATGGATGCAATGTTACATATGTTGGATAAGAATTTAAATCCTGAATTAAATAGACTTAACATATTGGATAAGATATTGGAAAGTTCAATCATAACAAATCAAAATGCAGAAGAATATGAAATTTGTGCAGTTTTGACGGACATTAGAAACTTAATAAATGAATAAACAAATTGAATGTTTCATCACCAGGAACTACTCTGTTATGTTAAACATAGCAAAGAAAATAACTAAAAAGGATGAAGAAACATCAAGGGAGTTGTTACACGAGGTAATCCTTCAAATATATTCAAGAGGTGAAATAAAATTGAGGGAATATACAGATGATAGTATAAAGTATTATCTAACCTCAATTATGAGAATAAACTATTATTCATCAACATCACCCTATTATTACAGAATAAGAAAAGAACGTTGTCTATACACAGACTTATCAGAAGCATACCACATAGAAGAAGAACAACAATCATTTGAGAGTGAGGAACTATTCTCATTATTGGAAGAACAATATTGTGAATTGGACTGGTTCAGAAAATCATTACTGGATTTATACTTATCACTCAATTCATTAAAAGCAGTATCAAAGAAAACAAGCATTCCCTTAACGTCAATTTCTCGTTATATTAAAGAGGGTAAACAACAGATTAAGGATAATATTATAATAAAATTAAACAAATAGATATGGAAAGAAAAGTAGTAGGTACAATCACAACAGAACACCCTCAAGAACATTGGGGATTTTTAAAAGTACAAGGTAAAACAGTCGTTGACCTTGGATGCGGAATCAATTCAGAATTTACACCAACCCCTTGGTATTTCTTGCAAGAACAGAAAGCAAAGAAAGTAATCGGTGTGGATTCAGATAAAAACTCATACGATTGGTTCAAACAGAATTACAACGTAAAGAACTTCATTCCAATTATGGATATGGTAGATAGGATTGAGAAGTTTGAATTATATCTTGGTTACTATAAACCGGAAATAGTAAAGATTGATGTAGAAGGTTCAGAGATTTTTTTAAACGCTTTAGATTCTTTATATTTATCTAATGTAGAACAAATTGGTATTGAGTACCATAACTTGAGTTGTTTAATATCTTGTGAACATAAATTAACGGAAGCAGGGTTCAAATTAGAGTATTTTAAGTTTGAACATTTGGATGTTGATTATCAAGGAGTTTTGCACGGATATAAACCATTTAAACCGGTAGAATTAAAAAAATTATAATATGTGTAATTGTAAAAAGAAACCAGAGGTAATATTACCACCAGTAGAAGTACCAAAAACACCTGATGAACTACACACACAGGAAATGAATAACTACGCAAAGGGACTATCAAATCAAGAAATAGACTGGTCCAATAATATAGATGTGGTAGAACCAATATCAGATAAAAACAAAAACAATGGATAGATTAGAAGAATTAAAAAAAGAAGCAATTGAAAATCCATTAAAGAAAAAGAAAGGATGTTCAAGTTGCAAAAAGAAAAAAGAAATAATCTTGGAAACACCAGCACCTTTACCACACGAAGTAATAGGTGAAATATGGATACCAACACCTGAAGAAATTGGTTTAGCTTATGATGAACTTGGGAGTATTACATTTACTCAAGAGAAAAAAGACTTTATCAATAAGGTATATCAGTTCTTATTTAATGAAGAATTTGATTTTAGTTGTAGGAGTTGCGGTAATGTACAAGCAAGAAGATTTAAAAACTATTTAGGAAGATAATGGAAAAAACAGAAAAGAACCCAAAAGGGGCAGGAAGAAAAACAAATACAGCAGGATATGAAGAAAGAATCCCTGAAGCGTTTGAAATGATTCTATACAAAAAATTAAGTTACAATGAGTTTAGAAAAGAAGGTGCCAAACTATGGGGAATATCAGAACGTCACGCTGAGAATATTTGGAAGGACTGTAAAGATAGAATTAAAGAAAGGTTTGAAGAAAAGTCGGAAGAAATTATCTCGGAACAATTATCAAGGTATTTTGACCTATTGGACAGGGCACGTCAGGACAATAATAAGAGAGTGGAAAGGGAAACGTTAGCGGACATAAACAAGTTATATGGATTGGAGAATAGAAAGATTGACATTACATCAGGTGGTGAACCAATCTCAATCAATATAAGAATTGACGATTAAAAAAATTTAAACAAACCACGCGTCAATTTTCGTTTTTGACCAAACATATATATGAACACATCGTATTATAGATTAAATGATAAGGATGAATATTATACACCAGCAGTACTGGTTGAACCTATTCTAAAGTATATTACACACAATTCTGTGGTGTGGTGTCCATTTGATACGTTTGAATCAGAATTTGTACAACAGATTACAATGGCAGGTCATAAAGTAATATACAGTCATAAATGGGATGGACAAGACTTTTTTGAATTTGAACCACCATATTATGACTACATTATATCCAACCCACCATTCACAAAGAAGTTAGAAGTGATGGACCGATTGTACAAATTAGGTAAACCCTTTGCTATGGTGATGGGACTACCCATATTAAACTATCAGGAAGTAGGACAATTCTTTTTAGATAAGGAGTTACAATTGTTAATTGTGGATAAAAAAGTTTCCTTTGATGGAAACACATCCTCATTCAACAACTCTTACTTCTGTTACAAATTCTTACCAAAAGATTTGATGTTCACCCATTTAGAACATAATAATTCAGGGAAGAACTATAAACCATCAAAAATGTATAAAAAAGATAATTATGTCAGCAAATAGAAGATTTAGAAGACAACAAGAAAGATTTAAAGAAAAGATTCATAAACAATTCTTGGAAAGAACCAAACATATGACTGAAGACCAGTTAAAAGAATATGTTAATAAGATGGTTGAAAAATATGCACATCTTAATGAGGTTGCAGTTATAAATGATGAAAAAGAAAGATTGGCTGTGGTTGATACAATACAACCAATAAATTTAGACGAAGTATATGGAAGTAAACATTAAACTAACAAAGAAACAAGGTCAAGCTTGGAAACTCTTAATGGATGATAAAACGAATGAAGTTTTATACGGAGGTTCAGCTGGTGCAGGAAAGTCTTGGTTAGGTTGTTTATGGATTACAACTCTGTGTTTGAAATACGATGGGATTAGATGTTTGATTGGTAGAACAGTATTACAACAATTAAAACTGACCACACTCAACACATTATTTGAAACCTTACAATCAATGGGATTAAAATCTGGTGAACATTATGTTTACAATGGACAATCCAACGTAATCACATTTACAAACAAATCAGAAATAATATTAAAGGATTTAGCATACCAACCATCAGACCCAAACTTTGATTCATTGGGAGGTTTGGAACTTACTGCTGTGTTCGTGGATGAAGCAGCACAAATTAGTCAATTGGCTTATAATATCCTTAAGTCTCGTATGAGATTTAAATTAACAGAGTATAATCTACAACCAAAGATATTGATGACGTGTAACCCTGGTCAAGTATGGTTGAAGAAGATGTTCTATCTTCCGTATATACAAGAAACATTAGAACCAAACAAAGCGTTTGTACCAGCATTACCATTGGACAATCCACACTTACCATCATCTTATATTGAGATGTTAAAAGGATTACCACCAATGCAACGTAAGAGATTATTGGAAGGTGATTGGAATTATATGGATGAGTCAGATAATCTATTTGACTTTGATAGTATTAGTAATTCAATATTCAGAGATGTTCCACAAGGAACAGACAAGAAGTATATCTCATTGGACGTTGCACGTTTTGGTTCAGACAGGTCCGTAGCAGTCGTTTGGGTGGGACTGGTGGTCACAGAAGTGTTCGTCTATACAAAACTATCAGCCACAGAATTATCGTCCGAAATAAGGGAACTAATTGCAAAGTATGGTGTACACCCAAAGAATGTTATTATTGATGCTGATGGCGTTGGAGGACCAGTTTCTGATATTTTAAAAGGGACAGACTTTGTAAACAACTCAAGACCATTACACGAACAGAATTTCTCTAACCTTAAATCTCAATGTTATGTTAAACTATCAGAACTATTTAAAGAAGGTAAGATTAGTTTGAATATAATTGAACCGGCAGTAATAGACGAATTAACACAGGAATTACTATCAATCAAATTAAAAGATGTAGATAAAGACAATAAAGTGGCCGTACAATCAAAAGAAGAGATGAAGAAGATATTGGGAAAATCCCCTGACTTATCTGACGCACTAATGATGAGAATGTACTTTGAACTAAAGAATTTAAAAACAACAGGAAAATACGCAATAGCGTTTATATAATATATGGAAAAGATTACAATAGAAATTAACAAACAGGAATATGAAATACCTAATTTCCTATCAATTGAAAACTACGTTAAGGTATATAATGTAAAAGACTTTTTGGGAGAACAATACTTTCAAGCTAAACTAATCAACCAGATATTGGGAGTTAAGTTAGAATTGATATTGAAAGCAAACCACAATCAAATCAATTACATCTCAAATCACATAACCAAACTATTCCCTGATTCAGAGTATCCATTCTTTGACAGGTTTGAATTAAATGGTGTTCATTATGGATTTATTCCATCTTGGAAGAATATGTCATTTGCAGAGTTTATAGATTTAGATACTTTGCTAAATAAGGAACCCAAAGAGATTATAAATAATCTTCATATCATCTGTGCAATTATGTACAGACCAATTATATCTGAAAAATCAGAACACGACTTTCAGATTGAAGATTATGACTCAAAATCAATGGAAGTACGTGCAGAACTATTTAAAAAAGAACTGGATGTGAAGTATGTATTAGGTGGGCAGTTTTTTTTTTCAAAATTCGTACAACAATCATTAGACAATTCCCAACAATCTTTAATTTGGAAGAACAAGAGTTTTATGAAAAAAATGGTATTGACGTGGAGGCTGAGGAAAATAATATGGAAAATACTTTTGAACAAGCCTTTGGATGGTTTGCAATTATCAATAGATTATGCGATGACGACATTACAAAACATTCAACAGTCACCAAAACCTCCGTTATGGAAGCGCTTAACCAATTACTTTACATTTTGGAAAAAGAAAAAGAAGTAATTAGGTTACAAAAGATAGCTTTGGGAAAACAATAAGAAGATTTTTATATTTAAAGATAGGATGATTAACACAAGTTCTATAAATTACAAACAGATACTAGCGGACTTAAGTTCCATAGCATATCACCACCCACAAGTCAAATCTTATGGGTTTGGTGACCTTGCACAATGTACAAACGACATTGTAACCAAACAGGAACCTGAATATACAAGAATGTATGTGGTACCAGGTGAGGTAAGATTGAACGAAAATCATCTTCACTATCGTTTCTCCATTATTGTTATGGACAGAGTTGAGGATGACCAATCTAACCAATCGGATGTAATGTCTGATACTTTAGAGATTGTTATGGACGTTTGGACCATATTATTACAATCATATTCAGCAGCACAAGGAGACTTTAGTTGGTATTTGGTTGTAGATGAGAACCCTGACATATATCCATTTATAGAACGATTTGAAACAACTTTGGGTGGATGGACATTAAACGTTTCATTCCAAGTTGCATTTGACTATGACAGTTGTACACCTCCTGTGATAAATAACTTTCAATTCCCACAGGACCAAGAGTTTAACAGTTACAAATATGTGTTAAGTCAATTTGAAGAGTTTGCAGACTTACACGAACAAATAAATTCATATGGATTTGGAGATATAGAACAATTAACAAACGACATAATAACAAAACAAGAACCACTATATCCACGTATGTATGTATTACCTGATAGTACACACATTCAAGTAGGACACATACATTTAGGATGGAAAGTATTTTTTGTAGATAAATTGAATAACGACCTTTCCAATCAACAAGATGTATTATCTGACCAGTTGGAAATAGTAAAAGACTTTTTTGCTAAACTATACCTATCAGATTTTGAAGCAGGATGGGAAGCATCAGTTCAACCATACTACGAGAAAACAGAAACTATTCTATCAGGATGGATAATTGATTTTCATTTTATTCAGAAATTCTCATTTAATAGATGTGTATTACCTGAAACATCATTTGTTTCTGGTGGATTAACTTGGGAACAAGTAGCACAATTATGGAAAGATGTGAATAAAGAATGGTCAAAAATATAAAAGAAAATATATAAATATATATGGGACAATTAACAAATCTATATGTAAGTCAATCTTATCAAGGTTTAATCAAATTAACAGACTCTACCACAGGAGTTACAGGAACTTTACAATATCTACAAGATGGTTTAGGTGACAGATTACCTATTCAAATGTCAACATCATCTGTAGCTATAACAGGTTCTTTATATGGTACCGCTTCTTATGCCACACAAGCATTATCAGCAAGCTGGGCACCAGATAATACTGACACCAGTTCATTTGTAACCACATCATCATTTAATGCATTTACAGCATCAATTGATGGACGTGTAGATGCATTAGAAATTGAAACAGGTAGTTTACAAAATCAGATAAATGGATTAGCAACAACCAGTTCATTAACAAGCTTATCTTCAAGTATTGCGACAACCGATTTAAATCAAAACAATACAATTGCAGGTTTAGCAACAACAAGTAGTTTAACTTCATTGTCAAGTTCAATTGCCTCAACTGATTTAGCACAGAACAATACAATTGCGGGACTTGCAACAACAAGTAGTGTTAATTCATTATCACAATCTATTGCAACAACAGATTTAAATCAAAACAATAGATTAACTTCAATAGAACAAAAGACAGGTAGTTATGCAACTACAGGTTCAAATATATTCAATGGTAATCAAACAATATCAGGAAGTTTAAATGTGACTGGTTCAATCACGGCATTGTCCGCATCAATTACTTATTTACAAGTTGTATATGAAACATCTTCAGTAATATTCTCAAGTGGTTCAAATATATTGGGAGATGCTTCAAATGATACACAAACATTATATGGAACAGTTCGTTTACCAAACGGACCATTATCTGTGACAGGTTCAGTTGTAGCAACAAACTTCACAGGTAGTCTTCAAGGTACTGCATCTTATGCCACAACTGCATTATCGTCATCATATTCAAATTTTGCTTTAAGTAGTTCTTATTCAAGTAATAGTACAAGTGCAAGTTTTGCACAGAATGCATTATCGGCAAGTTATGCACCTAATAATGGTGTAACAAGAATTATTGCAGGTAGTAATATCGTTGTATCTCCAACCGGTGGTGTTGGTGATGTTACTGTAACTTCAACAGGTGGTGCTAATTATAATACTGCTACAGGTTCTTATGGTTCATTTTTTGATACTGGTTCTTATTCAATAACAAATACAGCCGCTGTTTATTCAGCTTCATTATCAACGACAGCAATATCAAATGGTGTTTTCTTAAGTGGTAGTGATGTAAATAAAGTTTATTTTCAAAACGCAGGTGTTTATAATGTTCAATTCTCAGCACAATTCCAAAACTCAAGTAATACAGCTGGTAATGTGAATCTATGGATGGCACAAGGAAATGATGGCGGTGCTTATGTATCAATACCAGATAGTAATGGAGATGTTACAGTTCCAGGTTCACACGGTCAAATAAGTGGTTCAATAATTGCAGGTTGGAATCTATACGTTACAGCAAACGCAAATGATTATGTTGAATTATTATATAAAGGTGATAGTACAAGTTTAACATTAAATACAGTTGCAGCAAACGGTGCAATTCCTAGAACACCATCTTTAATATTAACAGCAAATAGAATTGATTCATTCTTATCAAATACAGGTTCATTTACAGGTTCATTCATTGGTTCATTTACAGGTAATACAATTGGAACATCATCATACGCATCCAATTCTAATTTATTAGATGGAAAAGATAGTACAGAATTTGCAATCACAGGTTCTAATAACTTTGTTGGTACAGAAGTAATATCTGGTTCATTATATGTTTCAGGTTCATCTCAAAAAGATGTAATTGTTGAAGGACAATTATGGGTATCAAGTTCAAACACCGCAGCATCTTCATCAACTGTTCAACCACAAATATGGGTTGCAGGTGGTATGGCAGGTACAGCAGGTGGTTCACGTTCAGGTTCAGTTCAAATTACACCAGCATCTGTTACATTAACAAGGGGAGTAAGAAGCGTAAACTTATCAAGTGCAGTTATAAACATTGCTGATACTTCAATAAATCAGTCAGCTGCAATATATCCACAAGGTTTTGATAATGGTACATTAGATGGAAAAGAAATTGGTTTTACAATAAGTGGTTCTGTATTAGGTGTTCAAAATTTTAATGGTCCATCTATTTGGATTGCTGATAACAATGGTGCTTATCAAGGTATGTTTGGATTCCAAGATATGAGTAACTATACTAATGGAACAATTACAGTATTAACTCCATTATCAGCTTCAGCAGGAATTACAGGTAGTTTATATGGAAGTTCATCTTATGCAAC